GCGGTCTCGGTGCCGCGTCCTTGAAGTGGACACGCGAGGCGATCCGAGAGGAAGCGGCCAAGTACGCAACGAAGATGGCATTCCGCAAGGGATCACCGTCAGCGTATGGCAGGGCTTGTCGGACCGGCATCATCCACGACGTTGACACACATATGGCGGCTCAAAAGAAGCCGAACGGCTACTGGACCCCCGAGACGGTGATGGCGACTCTTGCTGCAGCGAAGTCTAGGACCGAGGCGGCTCATGGAAAGTTCAAGGTTGCATACGGGTACGCGTTGAAATTCGAGATACTACAGGAGGCTCTGGCGCATTTGCCGAATATGAGCCCGAACCAAGGCGGCAGACACAAGCGATGACCCACAAGAGCAGCGAGTCCCGCTCTCCGATCTATCCGGTTTGATGTTGACGGACGGCGGCTCCCCGTTGCGACTCAGGCAAGGCTGTGGGATTGGTTGGGCGTGAGGTTCTTTGCCGAGGGCTTCACGGTATTTAAGCAACCGACCCAGCCGCCGGGCGTTTCGCGACACCCGGCGGCTCTCTTTGGCCGCTTAGCTCAACTGGTTAGAGCATCTGGTTTTGAGCCAGAGGGTTGTGGGTTCGAGTCCTACAGCGGCTGCCAAGGATGGGGGAAGTAGATGAAGTTCCGAAAGAAGCCGGTTGTGATCGAGGCTGTTCAGTTCACTTCGGACTGTGCGTTTCTGTGTCTTATTGGCGGTCGCGAGGCGCCGTTTGGGCTGGTCGTGTCGGGTGACTACAATCGCGAACGGCGTGAAGTCTACCGCGCATGGATCAGCATCCCGACGCTTGAGGGAGTTATGCGCGCGGAGGTCGGCGACTGGATCATCCGAGGAGTCAAGGGCGAGTTGTATCCGTGCAAGCCCGACATCTTCGCCGCTACCTACGAGCCTGCGGAATAGCGAGTTCGCCTAAGAGGGGAAGGCGTCGCCGCTGTCGGACGCCGATCTGTGTCATTCCCCTCTGGAAAGCGCGCTGCGGCGCGGGCGATGAAGTCGGCGTCCCTGCAACGGGACGTCTTGCTGGCCCAGAGGGTGCGCCTGCTGGGCTCGCGGCGAGAGGGCGGCGCACCGTCACTCTCGCCGCCCACATCTGGCAGGAGGTGAACCATGACATAGGTACTCACAACAGAGGACGCCCACGTCATGGCGCACTACAAGCGCGGCAAGTGCCGCCGGCACGGCCGCATTACGTTTCTGGCCGAACCCACGAAAATCAAGCGGGCCGGTCTGCCCTTGGAGTACAAGTGGTTTCTGGGCCGTCGCATACTGATCTGGCCGAAGGAGCTGCGGTCCTTTTACGGGCGCAGCCCTGCGAAGTGGAACAGGTCGTTCCACAGCCGTCCTCACCGGGCGCGCGAGCGCAGGGTGGCGAGGCAAGTGGTGACTGGAGCGGTTGACGCCGACGAGGCACTTTGGCCGGTCCTGCGGAAGCCTACGATCTACTTCTGGTGACAAGAACCACGTTGGGGCGTAGCTCAGTTGGTAGAGCGCCGCACTGTTAATGCGGTGGTCGCAGGTTCGATGCCTGCCGCCCCAGCCACAAAGGACGGAGAGCATGACCGAGACGATCCCAGCAGGCGTTGACGCAGATAGGATTGCCCACATCGAGCCTGTTGGCGATCTCAGAGAGCACGACACAGGCGCTCGTGGCGACTGCTGGTGCAGACCGACCGTCGAGAGCCACGGCGCCGGCTGGGTCGTGATCCACAACGCCATGGACGGACGCGAGGCATTCGAGACTGGCGAGAGGAAGCCGAGTTGAGCGGTTGCCCAAATCGGTGTAATCCGCTCCACACAGTGCCCGCGTATCACCGGGGGACACGGGATGTCCGAGATTGCACTGACGCCGTCCGATCTGGCCGGAGCCGCACACAGGCGGCTGGCCGAGGCGGCGGTCTACATCGCCAACACGAATGCGGCAGCTATCAACGTTCCCGAGATGCGAGCGCATCTCGACGGCACGCTGGCGCTTCTCCACGAACTGGAGAGGATGCAGGAGCACATGCGTCCCGCCGAGGCCGCCGAGTAGTTCGAGACCTGTAACGAGTGGTCAGGTGACCGCACTGTAGTGGCCACGGTGGCAGCCAAGCACACCAAGGCGTGATCGGTAAGCGGTCGGCGCACTTCACTACCTGACGGGAAAACACGCCAAGCCACCACCCATTCAAAGGCCGTCCTTCGGGGCGGCCTTTTTCGTTTTGAACCCCTGACAACGAGGAGGCCGTCATGGCCAGAAAGACCGCCGCGGCTCCCCGCAAGGGCCGCGCCAAAAAGGCTGCGCCCGCGCCAGTGTTTGACGCGGACGTCATCGAGATTCCGCAAGAGATGCCGGCGGCGACAGAGACCGCCGTCGTCTCCCCGACCACTGGCGCCATCACCATCGAGCACGACGATGGCTCCATCACCATCGACCCGACTGGCAACAGCATGTTTGCTGGCGGCGAGGAAGGTGACGACGACGACTTCGACGCGAACCTTGCCGACCATATCGACGACGTTGAGCGCAACCGCGTCGCCAATGAACTGCTTGACGCCATCCAGGCGGACAAGCAGGACCGCGGCACGTGGGAGCAGATGCGCGCCAAGGCCATCGAACTGCTTGGCCTGAAACTGGAGGACCCCAAGGGCGACGTCTCGCGCTCGGCCATGGGCGTCAGCACGTCCGTCGTGCGTGACCCGATCCTCTTGGAGGCGGTCGAGCGTTTCCGGGCGAATGCCTACGGCGAGTTGTGCCCCTCGTCCGGCCCGGTCAAGGTGGTCAACTACGGCGAGAACAAGCTCGTCACCGACGAGGACGCGAGGAATCTTGAGAAGGACCTCAACTACTACCTGACCCAAGTCGCCAGTGAGTATTACCCCGACACGCGGTACATGCTCTGGTGGACTGGCCTAGCGTCCGGCACGTTCAAGAAGGTCTACCGCTGCCCGCTGCGCCAGCGCCCGGTCTCCGAGTACGTCGACGGCACCGATCTGATTGTGCCGGCCAGCGCCACCGACCTCAAGAACGCACAGCGCGTCACCCATGAGGTCAAGATGGCTCGCGACACCATGCGGGCCATGCAGATCGAGGGCGTCTACCGTGACGTCGTGTTGCATGACCCCATGCAAGCGCCGATCGGGGTGGTCCAGGCCAAGGTCGCCAGCGTCGACGGCAAGGCCCCGCAGCCGCAGCGCATCGAGGATCAGGAATACACGGTCTATGAGGTCTATTGTAAGTTGGACCTCCGCGGCCACGAGCACACGGTCAAGGGCAAGCCGACCGGGCTCCCCCTTCCCTATCGCGTCACGATCGAGGAAGGCACGAGACAGGTTCTCGAAATCCGCCGCAACTGGGACCCGGAGGACGAGGACGAAACCTACCGGCCGCCTCAGATTCCGTTCGTGCTGTTCCCCTACTCGACGGGCATCAGCCGCATTTATGGCTCAGGCCTCGGCCACATGCTCGGCAACATGGCCTCGGCTCTGACGGCCCTGCTCCGGATCAGCATCGACAACGGCATGATGTCGAACTACCCGGGCCTGTTGAAGGCCAAGGGCGCCGACCGTCAGGTCCAGAACGAGATCATGGTGCCTCCCGGCGGTTGCCGCGAGATCGATACGGCTGGCCTGCCGATCAATCAGGCGGTCATGCCGATGCCGTTCAAGGACGTGTCGTCCAACGTGGTCTCGCTGATCGAGCAGACACGGGCTGTTGCCCAGCGTCTCGGCGGCACGGCGGAGTTGCCGGTCGGAGAGGGCAAGCAGGACACCCCGGTCGGCACCATCCTCGCGCAGATCGAGCAGGCGACGAAGATCGAGGGCTCGGTGCACAAGGCGCTGCACGCGGCGCAGTCCGAGGAGTTCCGGTTGCTCACCAAGTTGTTCCGTGAGGACCCGGAGGCACTTTGGCGGGGCAATCGTCGCCCGGCGATGGGCAGCGCCCAGGACGAGGCTGCACGGCTCGCAAGGTTGGAAAAATTCAAGAAGGCCCTTGCGAATTGTGATATCTGCCCGGTGGCGGACCCGAACGTCCCGAGCGACATGCACAGGAACCTGATGGTCACTGGCCTCAAGCAGATGACTGCTGGCAATCCGGCCTACGATCCGGTCAAGGTTGATCGCTATGCGTTCAAGCAGATGTTCAAGATGTCGGACTCGGACTTCGACGCGTTGCTGGCTCCGCAAGTGCCACCGATGCCCGACCCGACCGTCCAGAAGCAACTTGAGCTTGCTGAGCGCGAGGTCATGGTGAAGGAGCAGGCCGCTCAGATCGCCGCGGCCAAGGCGCAAGGCCAGTTGCAGATCGATCAGGCGAAGCTGGCAGAGCAGGCGGCAGCCCGCGAGGCAAGGACGGGATCGAGACGCTGAA